GTACCACACAAGAACAACTAATTATGGATGCTTTGTACGACACCCAGCAGTCAGTTCAGCCGCCTATCGGAACATCTCCTAAAGAAAAATTACATGATGTTTTACATACTAAAATTAATGGACCAAAGGCAACCAACGATGCCGCATTTAAAACTGGTTCAGTTTTGATTGAAGAAGGATACGCATTTTTTAAATTTGATAAATTTTATGACAGATTAAAAGCTAAAGATTGGAAATATAAAGAAGAGAAAACAGGTAGGATGATGGAATCAATATATAAGAGCTGTGATGTAAAATTCCTGGATCAAAAAAGATTCCCCGCTAAAGAGAGAGGAAAATACACCGCCTCAGTCAAAAATGTAGTTCAAATAAATATAAAAAATTTTGAAGAAGTACCAATTCATCATACTAAAATACAACATAAAACGGAGATAATGTGATTAGTCGTAAAATATACGGGCCTCCGGGAACAGGGAAAACAACCAAGCTTATTAAATATGCAAAAACTTTTTATAAACTGGGAACACCTCTGGATAAGATTGGTTATTTTGCTTTCACTACTAAAGCAGCTACTGAAGCCATCAACAGGATGTTAGACGCACATAAACATTTGCAGAAAAAGAATTTAAAACACTTCAGAACATTACACTCACTGGCTTTCTGGAGATTAGGTATGAGAAAAAGTGAAGTAATGCAGGACGAACATTATGAAGATATAGGAAGAAGTTTAGGAATAGAGGTTACAGTTTATTCCAACGGTCAAGAAAGTACAGGATTTGTAGATTCCAACAATGAATACTTTAACTTAATAAATGCAGCCAGAATAAAAGAGTCCTCAATTGAAGAAGAATACAATACAGGAATGTACTCACCTAACATAGACAAACAAATATTAAATATTCTTAAAGAAGAATTAGATAACTACAAAGAATCTTTTAAGCTTAAAGATTATACAGATATGATCGAAAGATTTAATGTGGCAGAATTGTGTCCAAAATATGACGTAGTTTTTATTGATGAAGCCCAGGATTTGTCCCCAATACAGTGGAAAATGGTAGACATTATACGTAAAAATTCCAAATATACTATACTAGCGGGCGACGACGATCAAGCAATTTATGGCTGGGCTGGTGCGGATGTTAAAAAATTTCAAAATATAAAATCAGCAAAAGACATTGTTCTACCATATTCTTACCGGGTTCCTAGAGAAGTACAACATATAGCAAATAAAATTTTAGATAGGATTCCTGACGAAAGAAGGGTTAAGAAAAGCTGGGAAGCGAAAGATAAAGAAGGATATGTGGGCTACATTACATCTATTGAGGATGCTCCCCTATACGATAAAGACTGGCTCGTCCTAGCCAGAACCAATGACAGATTAGAAAAAATTAAACCTATTCTAAGAGAGATGGGTATTTATTTTCAATTCAAAGGACGCAAAAGTTTTAGGTCCTCGTTGTTTAATAGTATTTTAAATTACAACAGATGGCAAAATAAAAATGATCTTTTATCACTAAGCGAAGTAAAAGATGTACTTGAGTGTGTTCCTTGTGACAATTTTGGAGTGAAGGAAGAAAGACTTTATGATTTAAAAGAATTTGGGTTCAGCCATACTCAAAGATGGTTTGACATATTTACAACAGATCCAGAGGAATGTTTATATATAAGAGAAATGTTGAGACAGGAAGAAAAATTAAAGGGGAATGCGAGAGTACAATTATCCACAATACATTCTGCAAAAGGTGGGGAAGCTACGAATGTTTTATTAGTTTTAGATAATACAAAAACTATCAGAGAAGCAATCGAAAGAAGTTTTGAAAAAGCTGATGAAGAGAACCGAGTCTGGTACGTAGGAGTCACAAGAACTTCACAAAACTTATATGTTATGACAGCTAAAAAGGAGGCTAATGGATACGACATCGAAAGTTTGGGATAAACAAATCGGAGGACAACATTATCAGAAATTTAAAATTCAACCTAGTGAATTTGTAGTTAAGAATGAGTTGCTTTTTCCTGAAGGGTGCGCTATAAAATATATATGCCGGCACCGGTTGAAAGGAAAAAGACAGGACTTGGAAAAAGCTATTCACTTTATTGAAATGGTTATCGAAAGAGACTATGGAGATGAAGCAGAAAAAAGTCAAACCTTTGAACCTAAAATAAAACAATGAAAATACCTAAATTTGAAGCCCAGACAGAATGGGTAAAACCAATAGAATTTCCCGACCTAAGAAAAATAGATGAAATTGCAATTGACCTGGAAACAAAAGACCCAGACCTAATTAAAAAAGGATCGGGTTCTATAATTGGTAATGGTGAAGTAATTGGTATTGCGGTTGCAACAAAACATTACAAAGGATATTTTCCAATAGCCCACGAAGGCGGCGGAAACATGGATAAATCAAGGGTTTTATTATGGTTAAAAGATATATTAGAGGCACCATCAACAAAAATTTTTCACAACGCTATCTATGACGTATGTTGGTTAAAAGCTATGGGCTTTAAAATAAATGGTGATATAGCATGTACAATGATTGCTGCAGCAGTAACAGACGAGAATAGATTTCGTTATGATCTCAATAGTTTATCGTGGAAGTATTTAGGTTATGGTAAGAATGAAGCAGCGTTAGCAGAAGCTGCATCTGGATGGGGCATTAACCCAAAATCTGAAATGTATAAATTACCGGCTATGCATGTTGGTGCATATGCAGAACGAGATGCTGAAGTTACTTTAGGACTTTGGCAAGAAATGAAAAAAGAAATTATTAACCAGGACTTAGAGGATATATTTGATTTAGAGTCTGATTTATTTCCATGTCTAGTCGACATGAGATTTAAAGGAGTAAGAGTAGATGTAGAACGAGCAAACACAATGAAGAAAGAAATGAAAACATCTGAACAAGAATTACTGCATAAAATAAAAATGGAAACTAATATTGATACACAGATATGGGCAGCAAGAAGTATTGCGGATGTATTTGATATGTTAAGATTAGAGTATCCTCGTACAGAAAAAACTGAAGCACCATCATTCACTAAAAATTTTTTACAAGAACATAAACATCCCGTTGTAAATATGATTGCTAAAGCAAGAGAGATTAATAAAGCTCATACAACTTTTATAGATTCTATTTTACGGTATGAACATAAAGGAAGAATACATGCAGAAATAAATCAACTTAGAAATGCAGGAGGAGGAACGGTAACTGGAAGATTTTCTTATCAGAATCCTAACCTCCAGCAAATTCCTGCAAGGAATAAAGATCTTGGTCCTAAGATTAGATCATTATTTCTTCCTGAAGAAGGATGTCAGTGGGGGTGCTTTGACTATTCACAACAAGAACCAAGGCTAGTTGTACATTATGCGGCACTTTATAAACTACCTTCTGTGTACAATGTTATTGATGCATACAATACAGATGCAGATTCAGACTTTCACCAGACAGTAGCAGACATGGCAGAGATTCCAAGAACACAAGCTAAAACAATCAATTTAGGATTATTTTATGGAATGGGAAAAACTAAACTACAGGCAGAGCTGGGAGTAACCAAAGAAAAGGCCGAAGAATTATTTAGCACTTACCATAACAGGGTGCCATTTGTTAAACAGCTAATGGAAAAAGCTTCAAACAGGGCGCAGGATAGAGGACAAATAAGAACTCTACTTGGCAGATTATGTAGGTTTCATTTATGGGAACCAAATAGTTTTGGTATGCATAAAGCTATGATGCATGAAGATGCACTCAGGGAACATGGACCGGGCATTAGAAGAGCTTACACATACAAAGCACTTAATAAATTAATTCAGGGGTCTGCTGCAGACATGACTAAAAAATCTATGTTAGAATTGTATAAAGAAGGCATAGTAGCGCACATCCAAATCCACGATGAACTAGATTTATCAATAGAATCAAGCAAGAAAGAAAAAGAAGTTCAAAAAATCGTTGAGATTATGGAGAATGCTGTTACACTTGAAGTTCCTAACAAAGTAGATTATGAGTTTGGGTCTAATTGGGGGGATATTTATGATTAACCAGGAGGAAAATATGGAAACAATAAAGCAACACGCTAAAAGATTATGGACATTAGCTGTCACTAATAAAAAAGTTACTATTGGTGTAGTTATTGCTGTATTTATATTATACGAACTAGCAACTAAATAAGGAATAAGATGAATAAGTGTAAGCAATGTAGCCACGACTGTCATTGTAGCGGCAATCTTCATGCAGATGAATATGGAACCTGCGCATGTAAAAAATGTGAATGTAAACCTAAAGAAGAAGGTTTAGTAGTAGATGATACAAATGAATGTGAGTGGTGTCAATAATGGGTAGGTGCTATGAAATACAAAACACTAAAACTTCAAAGATCAGTTCTTTTAAGAGCAAAAGCGTATCGAAGAAGACAAAGATATTTTACAATCACCTTATTTGTAGCCATTCTTTGGTTAGCATGGTGTGCAGGGCCTAGTTAATGAATGAAAAAATCATCACGGCATTACTCACAATTCTTATTGCACTCAGCAGTTGGACCATCACTCGTACCTTCGCCATATCCAATGATATTGTTTTGGTTAAAGAAAAAATTTCGAAGGTGGAAAAACAACTTGATGAAGCAGTATGGAACACCTTACCTGAGAACTCCAAAGAAACGAAGAAGTAATAAATTATGAAAATATTAAAAACATTAGCAAGTGCCGCCCTTATTATCACATTTATTACGGGCGTGTGGTTTATTGATGATAGATATGTAGATGCAAAAGAAATAAAAGATATAAAAGAGCAAATTAATCTTAGAATAGATACATACGAATATCGCGAACTAACAAAACAATATTATGAGCTTAAAAAACTTGTAAGAGAAAA